CTCTCTCCGATAAAAAAGGTAGAGCAATGTTTATCGGAACCCCCAAAGGAAGAAACTGGTTTTACGATCTGTTTAGATTGGGCGAGAGCGCAGAGGACACCGACTGGAAGTCTTGGCACTTCACCACAAAAGACAACCCCCTGATTGACCCAACTGAGATTGAATCTGCCAAGAAAACCCTGTCTACCTTTGCCTTTAAGCAAGAATACATGGCTAGTTTCACCAACGCTGGTAGCGACATCTTCAAGGAAGAATGGATTAAATACGGGGAAGAACCTCAAGTTGGCAGTTACTACATAGCCATTGACTTAGCAGGATTTGAGGAAGTTGCCAAACAAGCGGCTAACTCCAAGAAGCGACTTGATGAGTCGGCTATTTCTGTGGTGAAGGTGACTGAAGATGGTAAGTGGTGGGTAAAAGAGATCATTCATGGGCGTTGGGACATCCGTGAGACTGCGGCAAAGATACTGATGGCGATGCGAGACTATCGTCCTTTGGCTGTTGGGATTGAGCGAGGCGCACTAAAAAATGCAGTTTTGCCATATTTGTCTGACTTAATGCGTAAAAATAATGTATATTCGCATATAGTTGACTTGACGCATGGCAACAGGAAAAAGGCTGACCGAATTATTTGGAGTCTCCAAGGGCGTTTTGAGCATGGGCGCATCATCTTAAATAGTGATGAAGATTGGGATGTCTTTCTTGACCAACTGTTGTTATTTCCAGCACAAGGGGTTCACGATGACTTACCAGACTCGCTCAGTTATCTTGACCAGTTAGCGGTCACTTCCTACTTTGAGGGAGATGAAGATGAAGACTGGCAACCGATGGACATAATTGCGGGAGTTTAAATGGACGAACAACTAGATCAAAACGACTTTGTAGAACCTACGGAGGGCGATAAGGAACTGGTTTCCTTTGTTGTTGACCATTGTGACCGCTGGCGTGACTACCGAGATAGCAACTACCTTGACGCTTGGCTAGAGTACGAGCGCATATTCCGTGGCGAATGGGCGGCAGAGGACGCTAGTCGTGAATCAGAGAGAAGCCGCTTAATTACCCCTGGCACTCAACAAGCAGTTGAAACCCGTCACGCTGAGATTATTGAAGCAATCTTTGGTCAAGGCGAATACTTTGACATCAAAGATGATATCCAAGACCTTGATGGCAATCCCCTTGATGTTGGCAAACTAAGAGCGCAGTTAATGGAGGATTTCTCCAAAGATAAAGTTCGCAAGTCTATTGACCAAATCGTTTTGATGGCTGAAATCTATGGTTCTGGCATAGGCGAGATCATTGTCAAGACTGAAAAAGAATACTATCCATCGACTCAGCCAATCCCAGGCCAAATGAACCAAGCCGCTATTGGCGTGATGGAAAAAGACCGCATTTCTGTGCGGATCAATCCTGTAAATCCTAAGAACTTCTTGTTTGACCCTAACGGCACAAGCATAGATGACTGTTTAGGCGTTGCTGTGGAGAAGTTTGTCTCCATGCACAAGATTGTCCAAGGCATTGAGGCTGGTGTTTACCGCAAAGTAGACATCAATACCGATCCTGATGATGCTGACTTAGAGCCAACCCAAGAATCCACCCAATTTAAGGACAACAAGGTTCGCCTTATGACCTACTATGGTCTAGTCCCACGGGAATACCTTGAGAATCTTGAAGAGCAGAAAGACATTGTTGACCTATTCCCTGAGAATAGTGAAGCAGATACCTATACAGACTTGGTAGAGGCTATTGTGGTTATTGCCAATGACTCATTGTTGTTAAAGGCAGAGCCAACGCCTTACATGATGAAAGATCGCCCGATTCTTTCCTACCAAGCAGATACAGTTCCTAACCGAGTTATGGGTCGTGGCACAGTAGAGAAAGCCTACAATATGCAAAAGGCGATGGATGCACAAATCCGTAGCCATTTAGACTCTCTCGCCCTGACAACTAGCCCCATGATTGCTATGGACGCTACCCGTCTACCAAGGGGTGCTAAGTTTGAGGTGAAGCCTGGAAAAGCAATCCTTACAAATGGTGCACCTGCTGAGATTTTGATGCCATTTAAGTTTGGCACGACTGACCAAGGCAATATCCAAACTGCTACTGCTTTCCAAACGATGCTATTACAGGCTACTGGTACGCTAGACTCACAAGGTTTAGTCTCTGCCGTAGCCCGTGATGGTGGTCAAGGCGGTATGTCGATGGCAATTGCCTCGATTATCAAGAAGTACAAGCGCACTTTGGTGAACTTCCAAGAAGATTTCTTGATGCCGTTTATCAAAAAAGCGGCTTTCCGCTATATGCAGTTTGACCCAGAGCGTTATCCTTCTGTGGACATGAACTTCATTCCTACGGCTACGCTTGGCATCATTGCCCGTGAGTACGAACAACAGCAGTTCATTGGTCTATTGCAGACTTTAGGGCCAAATACCCCTGTCATGCCGTTGATCTTGAAGGGAATTGTGGGTAATAGTTCGTTTACTAACCGCTATGAATTGATGGAAGCATTGGCTCAGATGAGTCAACCTGATCCACAAGCGCAACAAATGCAACAAGCACAGCAACAATTGGCTATGCAAGCGGCACAGGCTCAGATTGCTGTACAAACTACTCAGGCTGAACAAAATCGTGCTGAAGCAACCAAAACAATGGTTGAAGCGCAGTTGTTACCACAGGAAATGCAAGCAAAAGTCTTGTCAAGTGCTACTACCAACTTGCCAACTCAAGATGATGCCGCAAGTCGTGAGTTCGACAAACGAGTTAAGATTGCTGATCTAATGCTCAAAGAGGCTGACATCAAAAATAAGAGCAAGATTGTTGAATTGCAGATGGCAGACAAGCAACATAAAACAGAAAATGATTTTTTAGCCAGATTGTCTAAGGAACTCAAATAATGGACATTTCTGATTTAGAGAAAAAACTCGGTATTGATGGGATGTCTGCTGATGAGCAGATGGCAATGGTTATTGCCCTACAAAAGTCTGCCGAAGAAAAATCTAAACAGGCTAGAGATCAAACCATTGGTAAAAGTGCTGAACTTGTTATCCAAGGCTTAAAAAAGATCAAATCAGACATAGAGACTCGTTTTTCCGAGTTAAACACGACTATTCAAAGTAAGGTTACAAGCCTTCAAGATGGAAAGGATGGTCGTGATGGCAAAGATGGAAAAAACGGACTTGATGGAAAGCAAGGCTTACAAGGAATTAAAGGCCAAGATGGTCGCAATGGGCAAGATGGAGTGGATGGGGTTGATGGTATTAGTGTCACCTCTGCTCGTATTGATTTCGATGGTAGCCTTATTATTGGCTTGTCTAGTGGTGTTGAACTCAATGTTGGTGAGGTTGTTGCTCCTGATCTTGCAGAAACCATCAAGGTTATTACTAATGGTGGTGGCACTTCTCAGTCTGTACTCGATAGCATAGCCTCCCTACAAACACAGATCAATGCACTGATTCCTAGTCAAACAGGTAATTCTGGAAAGTACTTAACCACCAATGGAACAACTACTTCTTGGGGTTCTGTTACTGGTGGACTCAGTTATCAAGGAACTTGGAACGCATCTACCAATTCACCTACTCTAACAAGTAGCGTAGGAACGCAAAACAATTACTATATTGTTGGAACTTCTGGTTCTACTAACCTAAATGGCATAACTGATTGGGTAGTTGGGGATTGGTTGATCTTTAATGGCTCAGTTTGGCAAAAGATTGATACAACAGATTTAGTTGTGTCTGTGGCTGGTCGCACAGGTGCTATTACTCTGACAACGGCAGATGTGAGTGGTTTGGGAACGATTGCTACACAAGCATCAAGCAATGTTTCGATTACTGGTGGTTCAATCACAGGCATTACAGACTTGGCGGTTGCAGATGGTGGCACAGGCGCATCTACTGCATCAGGTGCTAGGACAAACCTTGGTTTGGTGATTGGTACGGATGTATTAGCCCCAACAGGTTCAGCCGCATCCCTTACCTCATTTCCAACTTTTAACCAAAACACTACGGGCACAGCGTCCAATGTGACGGGTACTGTTGCGGTTGCCAATGGTGGAACGGGCGCAACAACTGCTAGTGGTGCTAGAACTAATCTAGGATTGGTGATTGGAACTGATGTTCTTGCTCCAACAGGTTCTGCGGCAAGTCTTACCTCTTTTCCTACATTTAACCAAAATACGACAGGAACTGCGGCATCAACCCCTAAGTTGCTGACTACCAACTTTACAATTGAGGAATCGGGTGGCAAGTTGCTGTTTAAATATGGTGCAACTACAATAGCCTCAATGTCTTCAACTGGAGTGATTACTTCAGCAACTAATATTATTGCAAATGGAACACCATAAAGGAAAAATATGGCAACGACAGTAACCCTAAAACCTAATGCGATTGACCTCTCTGGCTCGACTTCAGGGACAACCACATTGCAAGCAACTGCGGTGGCTGGTACAACTACCATCACACTTCCTGCGGCAACTGATACCCTAGTTGGCAAGGCAACGACAGACACCCTGACCAATAAGACCTTGACTAGCCCTGTAATCAGTACAATCTCTAATACTGGTACTCTGACCCTACCAACATCCACAGATACCTTGGTGGGTCGAGCAACCACAGACACTCTGACAAACAAAACTCTAACTACACCAGTTATCAGTTCACTTTCATCTGCATCTGCTACTGCGCTAACTTTGCAGTCTGCTGGCACTACGGCAGTAACTATTGATACTTCACAGAATGTGACTATGGGTAGTGGTGCGGCTTCTAATAAACTTCTTACCATCAATGGTGGAACTGGTAGTGGTTTTGGTGCTGGAACAGTTTTGCAAAGAAATAGTGTGCAAACTGCTATTTTTTCTACGGATAGTTTGATTGGTGGAAATGCTGATGGGGCATCTGTATGGAGTTCTGAAGCAACTCGTTTTTATACTGGTGGCTCTAACGAGCGTATGCGTATCGACTCCTCTGGTAATGTGGGGATTGGTACTAGTTCGCCCAGCGCAAACCTTGAAGTAAAAGGCGCATCTGGTCAAAACATTTATGTGTCCTACACAAGCGGTTCGCAACTGCGTTTGAAGTCTGACTCTGGTGATTCTGGCGTTGGCACTACTGGCGCAACACCATTGTTGTTTTTGATAAGCAATGGAGAAAAAGCCCGTATCGACTCTAGCGGTAACTTGCTGGTGGGGGTTACAAGTACAGCAACTGGTGGTGCTAGTGAAATTAGAACTGCTACAACGGGCGTAAATTCATTTACAACAAGTAGTTCTGGCGCAAGTCCTTACGGATACTATGTAAAATTTACTTCGGCAAATCCAAATAATACATCTAATTATTTTTGGAATGCGGATAGCAGTACAGAACAAAAAGCAGTAATTTGGTCAAATGGTACTTTTGGCTCAAGAACCAGCACTTATGGCGGTATTTCAGATGTCAAATTAAAACAAGACATTGTGGATGCATCAAGCCAATGGACTGACATAAAAGCAATAAGAGTTCGTAAATACAGATTTAAGAGTGATCCTGATGGTCATTTGCAAATTGGTGTAATTGCTCAAGAATTAGAGCAAACATCTGCTGGACTTATTGATGAATCACCTGATTTTGGAACTGATGAAGATGGCAACAGAATACAGTTAGACACAACTACAAAGTCTGTTAAATACTCTATTCTTTACATGAAAGCAGTGAAAGCACTTCAAGAATCAATGGAACGCATTGAATCTTTAGAAGCCAAAGCAGACACACAAGCCGAAACAATCAACGCACTAACCGCCCGTATTGTGGCTTTGGAGAGTAAATAATGGATACTACTTGGACAATCACACAACTAGACCGCCAAACCTCTAACGGGTTTGTAACAACCGCACATTGGACTGCAAGCGCAGTAGATGGAGATTACTCCGCATCGTCTTACGGAAGTTGTGGATGGGCTGATGGAACACCTACAACCCCTTATGCTAACCTAACCCAAGAAACTGTATTAAATTGGGTATGGGCTAATGGCGTAGATAAAGAAGCGGTAGAGGCTAGTCTGCAAACACAGATTGATTTACAGAAGAATCCTGTAAGTGCTACTGGAGTTCCTTGGTGAGTCCTGAACTCCAAAAGTATTATGAAGACCGCTTTGACTTGATGTCAAGGGAGGGTTGGAAAGACTTAATGGAGGATATTGACAACATGGTTAATTCCTTGAACAATATCAGTACAATCCCTGATGAAAAAAGCCTACAATTCAAAAAAGGCGAACTTTCTATCCTAACGTGGCTAAAAACCCTTAAACAGGTCAGCACTCAAGCGTATGAGGAATTGAATGAAA